GCTTCTTCCAACCCTCCCAAATTCCATCCATACTTTGGATCGAATAATCATCACCTACACTAAACAATCTCTGAAATGTTGTAGGTAACTCATCAATCTTTAGGACTTCCTTTAGTTTTGCTGAGATAGTATCGAAATATTCCCTTCCGTCGCTGCACTTTGATAGGAGTGAGACAACTTTACTAAAACAACGCATACTTTCAGACATCACACTTAATGGGATATAATTCTGACTGATACAAAGTTGCTTGTTTAATCTAGATCTGTTGAGTAAACGTTCAGTGGCATTAAAATAATGTCCTAAGAAATAAATATTGTCGCCAGGAGAGACAATTTCGCTTTTATCACTTATGTCCAAAGTCATACCGAACACAGATCGTATAGTAAGACTCATCTTAGTTAGGTGATTTTCATTACGAATACCTAACATATTATCATCTCCATGGTAATGTTCACTCTTTAATACAGTACCGAAGTTAATAATACTTGCGTAGTTACACACGAACATGTTGCAAAATGTTCCAAGAAGATTAGTCAAAACACTACCACTAAGTAATCCTCTCTGCTTTCGGAAAAAGTGAGGTGTACCACGGATGGCCATGAGGATTAAAGCCGTCTTGTGATAATGTAATATTTCTTTATGTAACTGATCCTCTTCTTTAGTTAATATAAGATGTGATCGCAAATACCTAAATTGTAAGTCCAGGAGACTGTTAGGTATAGTCTGATCAAAAGCAGAAAAATCAGCGCATAATATTTTATTGTAGTCCTGGAGACTTAACCAACGCTTTGACAAATGCTCAAAAGTATTTGAATAAACATAAGGCGTTTGTTTATTATGCTCGAAGTGTTTGAAGAAACCTCCATATAACCGAAGTTCTGCAACTTGTATTAACTGGGGTAATGGATAAAAGAGTCTAAATTTTAATTTACCACTCCTATTAACTTGTACCCTCCAAGAAGCAGTTATAAATGAATTGTTAAACTTGGTGTAATCTTTTCTTCTGATTATACGTTCTAAATCAGACCATGTTTCCTTGAACAAGTCGCCTTTTGGCGTATGATATAAAGGAAAAGAAGAAGACGTGTTCTTCGTCGACATTTGATATGCCTCCTCACACTCCAAAGATTTGAATCGCTTTCGAGACAAACAAAGTTTATTATCCATGTGCTTAAATATTCCATTAATTATGTTACTATCAAGTGAAATACTTAAGTAATTGCTTAAGAATTCAAACGAACTAGCCAAAGCCGAGGAGCACTCCGATTTGATATCTATGCTATCTCGAAAGCCATCAATTTCTACAGCGCAGTCCAGTACTTCCACCAGGAGTGGTTCTGATCTGAATTGTGCTTGCTGTTGCGCTTGCATCCACATAATCTTGGCTGTTCTCTCAACATCAGGAGAGACCACTCGTCCATTAAATTTGCGTTTTAAAAGGTCCAGGAGACCAACATAAGATTTAACTAAAACAGCGTTCCGTTTATTACTAACCATAGATTATTTTAATTATAAAAGTAAAAGACAAAGACGTTTTTACAAGATTGTTCTTCAACAATCTAAAGAATAAAAGAAAAAACAAAAACAAATTTCTAAAAAATCTTTTTAAAATTTTT